GCAAGACAAAGGCTTGTCAGGTGAATACACGACCTTACAAACAACTTCGCCATCCTTAATAATCTTTGCGGAGTTGGCTTTTCTGTTTTGCTTGTAGTCTTTAATAGTAAGAACAGGCAGGTCTTCACCTTTATTGTTTGCTCTAATATGGTGTTGATTAACATGTATTCTTGTCTTCATATACCCTCCTAGAACTCATCTTCTACCTCTTCAAATTCTGGATTGCACTCAAGCAAACGTCCCGTCTGTGGATTGTATTGGACATGGCAAGCTACACCTGTCTCTCCACTGAAACGGTTCTTAAGTACTCTCACTGTTGTTGTGTTGGAAGCCTCACCCTGTTGGTCACGCTCCAGTCCTATCACCATGTCTGACAACTGAGCGATAGCATGGCTACCTCTGAGCTGTGACAGTGAAGTCTGTGCGCCTTCTTCGTGACCCCTATCACCACTGGGTCTCTTTAGGTGAGACACTAATATTAAACCTACCCCTGTCTCTTGGACTAGTGTCCTCAAGGCAGTCATAGCATTATCAATAAGCCTTCGTTCATCCCCATCGCCAAGTCCAGATACGACAATAGACAAGTGGTCGAGAACAATATAAGAACACTCACACCCTTGTGCCAAAAATCTGATGCGGTTGAGTAGGTTGTCGATAGCAGTACTGCCAAAGCTATCGTAAAAGTAAGTATTACCATTTCCAATAACGTAATCATAAGCACCTCTCAGTTCCTCCTCACTAGACTCAGTTAGCCCTAAGTGTAATGGTTTATTTAAATGTAGTCCCATCAGTCCCAGAGCAGTACGCTTTACTGTCTCCTCTAGCATAATGAAACCTACACGCTCTCCTAATCCTATGAGGTGGTAGCCTATCTCTCTTGCTAAGTTAGACTTACCTATACCTGAACCTGCTGTAATGGTTGTCAGCTCTGACTTGCGTAGCCCATGAGTCTTCTCATTCAAGCCTACATAGGGATAAGCAACTGTGTGTACCACATCTTGTGTAGACACATCAGCCCACAAGTCATCACCAGAAACAATACCATCAGGTCTAAACGTCTTGGCTCCCCATACAGCGTCAATGAGTTCCTTAGTCTTTTTGTTCAAGACCATCTCATTGGCATCCTTCAAGGGAAGGTCAGCTATCTTAGCCTTACCAGGAGTAAGGACGGCAGCACATGCACTAGCTGCTAACCGTCCAGGTTCATCCATGTCAAACATAAAGACTACCGTGTCAAAGCCTTCGAGAAACTCTAGGCTTTTCTGTATGTCTTTCTTTGCTCCCTGCGCTCCATTCTTTACAGATACTACAGGCCACTTGTTGCTCTGAACCATTGATAGTGAGAGTGCATCTAGCTCACCTTCAGTAACAACAATCATCTTACCACCGTCACGCCATAGCCACTCACCATATAGACCACAGTCTTTGGTTGAGCCTAGCCACTGGAATGACTTGTCTGCGTATCTTAGTTTCTGTGCGACCAGCTTACGGTCTTTGTAATAGTTCGCTACCTGACAGGTCTTCCCGTTGTATCGTGAGATACGGTAGTCAAACTTTCGTGAGGTCTCTTCATTTATACCTCTCTTTGGCAGGGCTTTTACTTCTCCCCTGATGAAGTCATCTGCCACGAATGGCCCTTCTATTTCCTCCATTGATTCTGCCTTTTCATAATATCCACAACCAAAACAAAATCCGTGTCCGTCAGAGTAGCGGGCTAGGTTATCCCTAGACCCGCACTGTGGACATGGCTCATGTGCGATACAGGTACTAGTCTCCGTATCGTTCTGCATACCACTCTCCTACATCAAAGTTAGGACAAGTCTTAGAAGACACATCGTTATGTCCAATGACTTTCGCTTCAGGGTACTTAGCTGTAAGACCGTCAACCAGTCTTGTAAGCATCAGCCACTGTTCATCTGTATAGTTTTCTTCAGGTTTCATGTCTTCATCTAATCCACCTACTAGACAGATACCAACTGACTTAGCGTTATACCCTCTGGCATGTGCGCCTACAGCATCTTCTTCCCTGCCAATTTCTATTGTACCGTCTCGACAGATAACGTAGTGGTAGCCAATCTTCAGCCACCCCTTTTCTCTATGCCATCGGTCAATAACTTTTGCATCCACATTCATGCTAGGTTTAGTAGCAGCGCAGTGGATAATTATTTCCGTTGTTTCTTTCCTTGTTTGCATTTCAATAATGCCCTCGTATGCTCCTTGGTTGCTTTAGGTAGTGTCTCTTCTAACCACTCAAGCGGGATGCTTTTGTCTGCGTATTGAAAACCTAAACGCTCACACCACATTCCGTATGTTGTCTTTGACTTACTGCCTATCCGTGTTCGTGAATTTGAGAATACAAACCGTATGTCTAGCTCAGGGTTCTGCGCCTTGATTAACTTATGCTTAGACCTATCTGAACTTAGGAACTGCCCTTTGGTTTCCACGATGATTCCATTGGGCAGAACAAAGTCTGGTTTGTATCTTGAGTGAGGCTTCTGGTAGATGACCCAACCAGGTGGTTCATAATGAAATGCAACACCCAGTTGTTTAAGTTCATCAGCTACCTTTACCTCTAAGCCACTTCTGTAACTAAAAGTCTTCTGTCTCTTCATCTTCGACAAATCCTTCGTCCTGCGCTGTCTCGACCTGCGGTGCGCTGTAGCCTTCCGTAGCTTCAAATCCAAATGATGAGGCATCTGCCCCTCCTCCAGTCTTGAGGTCAATAATCTGTACAGCTTTTAGTCGTGCTGATACACCTGCACCTACTGCTGCTACATAAAAAGGAACTAGGTCTGCTGATACTCTGAGGGTTGAACCACCCCAGATAGAATCAACGTCAGACATTAGAGTGCCAGAGGCATCAAACATCTTTGGACTCATCTCAATCGTGCGTCCATCTTTAGTGTTGACCTTCGCTTTCATCTTAAACTTAAAGACAACACGCCCTGTTTCCTGACCTTCATCATCAAGCTCATCAAAGAAAGGGGGTTCAGCTACCTTCTTGCGTTTGCCTGGAGGTATCATCTTCTCCGCTTGCTTCATTGCAGTCTCAATGTTTCCAATCAGAGGTGCAGCCTCACTCTTGTCTACCGATAGGCTCACCTTGTACTCACCCATAGCATTGAACTTAGTGTCTGGTTGAGTTAAGTGTGGGTATATGGCAATACCCTCTGGAGATACTACTCCAATGTAATCATTCGCCATCAATTATATCCTCCTGTGGATAGTTGTTCTCAATAATAAAACCGTAAACCTCTACAGCTTTAACCATGATGTCATAAGGGACTGGCATCCCTGCCTCTGAATAGAAATCCAGTAGTTCTTCCATAAACTTCTCCTTAAGTTTAACTTTTGGTTTGACCCGCCAGTCTAATATGGTGGGTATTAATTGACTGAGTGGATAGTATTAGTTAAAGAAAAACTCCGACTCTTCAACTAAAGCTATGTCTAAGTCACCCTTCTCAGGTATGTGTGGTATCAGATGATGCTTGTCTCTAGGTAATACATCCAATAGGTCTGTCCTGAAATCTTCTAGCACATCTGTCTGTGAATACATCTCAACAAAGGCTTTGCGTAAGCACCACCATAGGGTCTCAGCGTCTGCTGCGTGTGTTCCATAACTGTCATGTACCATAGCGTAGCTGTGTATCTCACATTGTTTAGCCACATCGATAGTCAACATCATGTGTGCTGCATCGATACTGTGGACAAAGTTTGGTGAGATACCATTAGCTTGCCTGTGTTTGTTTATCTTCCCTGTCTCTTTATAAAGCATAGGTCTGAACGTAGCCCCCAACAGTTTAGTCTCGATGCGATAAGGCTTTGTCTGTTGGTATGCCTGGAGTACAGGAAAGTTTACTGGTGTGTCCCATCTAATTGATAAGCCCTCTGATGATGCTATCCTTGCAGCATTCTGTAGCCATGCCATTGCATCTGTAGCTGCATGAACCACCTCATTGATAGCTAACCAGATAGCCCTAGCTAAAAACGTACAGGCTTTGAATGGGTCATCACCGAATGGGTGCATGTCACCTTTCTCTTTCTGGTCTACAAGATAGTCCATCACAAAGTCAGTGAAGCTATATTGCTTACCCCCATAGGGCAACACCATGCAGGGTCTCTTGGTACACCCTCGCTTCACTCCAAACTGTAACCATAGCTTTGCTAAAGGGTCATCCATCTCTTTCAACATCTCTGTTACCCTGTCAGCTACCTTCTGGTAGATGTCTTGTGGCTCTTCATTAGGTACTAAGTTCACTTCCTTGCCTGTTGTTGTTGACCGAAGCATCGCAGCAAAGTGTTGTAGCCCATTACATGAACCATCAGCAGAGATAGGGAGGTGAGAAACAAAGCCATCACCCTGCTCTACCCATCCCTTCCACTCGAAACAAAAGGCTAAGAATTGAAATGGACTTGATGCTTCTTTAGCCCACCAGAGGTCAGCTAAAGGGTCAGTTGCACAATTCACAATTCGCTCCTGATTTTTTTGCACCCAATCTATTCGGTCTTGCAGTCCTACCTTGTCGAAGCCAAAGCAATTAGCCCCATGAATGGCTAGGTAACATGCCCCTTCTTCATCTATGGCTTTACCTTCAGCAAATGTCAGTAGTCCTTTGGCAAAGTCTGGCCCTTGTGGGTTGAGATAGTTAGGTACAGCATAGATTCTTCCTCTGAAGTCAAGCTGATACACCATATATAGTGCTTCTTCATCCTTAAATCTGTCAGCTACCTCGATAGTCTTCCTTAACAGTAGTCTTTTAGAGTCTAATCTATTGTTTTCTGTGTGGATAATTACGGCTTGTCGCTTCCATGCGGTTCTCGCTTCTTTATTTGTCGCTATGTCAAGGGGTTTTGCAGGTATCGGAAAGTTTTCTGAGGGTGGTAAGGTAGGAATGTGTACTCCAGTATCCCATATCTCCTTCAGTGTATCTAACACCCCTGTATGTACCTTAAAAGCAGTCTGTTGCATCGCATTGATAGCACCATAAACATGAGGCATCTCAAAATGCTTCAACTCAGAGAGGTAATTGTGGTTGTTAGTCTTAACCAAAGATAAATCTCTGATGTGATGCGTGTGGTAGCCACCTGAATATGGTGTAGTCCAGTCCTTTGGCGGTGCTATACAAGGATAGAACTCAGGCTTCAGTACCTCTTTGAATGCTGTCAGGTCTTTGATAGCTTTCATTGTGAGTTCTGAGGGTAACAAGAGCCTACGCTTCTTGCCTTCCTTGTTCATTATTTTGTGTTCTAGCAGTCCTGTTTCAGAAATTGTTAGGTCAATCAAAGCGTTACCTACCAAAAGCCTTTCTCTCTGCGTCCATACTCGCCATTCAATACCTTGCTTCCTGCCAGTCTCAAAGATTTTCTTACGCTTATAAGTGTATGACTGTGAGCGTTCTTCAAGGTCACGCATCACCACCTTAAACAGACCAGGATTGTTTTCCTCATAGCATCTAATCCTGACCTCATCTTCTATCGCCATGCCTAATGCAATAGACGCTGAAGTGTAAGCCCTTTGTCTGGTGATTTGATTCAACAGGACACGCAGTGTAATGACTGCTGCAACTGCGGGTTCTAGTGCATCTACAAGGACAGCACCAGTGGCTGCTCTCCCTGCTTTACCTTTGAAAGCATCATAAAGGTAGGTCTGTATGGCATCTTCTAGTTTTTCTACTGTAGCTCTTAATAAATATTGTCCGTAGTCGGTGTTGGCTTCCTGCCCACGTTCTACTTTTCTCGCTAGATTTTTGTGGTACCGTGACAATCCATGTTCACGCATCTCACGCTCTAGTTCTACTTGTCTATCAGTGGTTTTGTATGTCATATTGCACCTTATTTTCTTGTGACATGCACTCAGATAATATATGCCTAAGTGGATGCGGGCGTTTTACTAGCCCAAGTTATATAATTAAGGTGCTATGCCAGAGAGGATACTTAGATACAATAGATATTTTATCTGTTACTAAACAGGAATATCTAAGTATATCAATGACATAGCAAGTACTTACTGTCTCAGTGACACACTCATGCCACCTTCTTTGTCACACTAGGTTCCAACACTTTTACCGCTTGTTCTAAATTGGTAGGACACAGATGAGCGTACCTCATTGTCATCTGAATATTCTTATGTCCTAACCACTCCTTCACCACCATGATTGAGATGCCACGCTGAACTAATCGAGATGCACAGGTGTGCCTTAAACAGTGGATGACAAACTGGTCATCATGCTCAAGACCCAATGCACATTTCATGTGGTTCCAATGGCTTATCAATCTGCGATAAGGGATACCAAGATGCCCCTTGTACTTAACAAAAATATCCTTAGCCCTTTTGGTTAAGACAACAGTTCTTGGATGGTCTGCTTTTGTTTCCCAGATAGGCAGCTTGTTACCTATCAAGTCACTAAGCCTGATACTACTCAGTTCACCAACACGCATACCTGTGTCTATCAGGAACATGAATATATCTCGCTCCTGAAAGTAGCCCATCTGGGTCAGCACACGATACATATCAGCTTCTTCTTGGTCAGTAACAAACCTGACCCTACCTTTACCTTCCTTCTGCCATTCAATCTTAGGCTTAAAGTCTATGAACCCCCTATCCTTAGCGTATGTGGTTGCTTTGGATAAGACACTCAGCTTCCTGTTGACAGTAGCACTGGCATTACCTTTCTTTTTCCAGTAGCTAATCAACTCATCAATCATCTCAAGATTCAGTGCAGATAAAGGCACATTCTCCCCAACATGAGCAATGATTTCTTCAATGACTGAAGTGTTCTTCGACCCATGACTTGAGTCACTCCAGTATTTATCAGCAGCTTTCCTTAAAAGGACAGCGATAGTCATAGCTTTACCATCGTTGCAGTCTTCAGGGTCAGGCAGTGCCTTTCCTAGACTAATAGCTTCTTCTACTTTAGCTAACATGACCTTAGCCTGGTCTTCTGTTTGATAACTATGGCGAAACCTGATGCCTTTCTTTCGGACATCGACTTGCCATGAGTTACCTCTCTGTCTTACTGGCATAACATACTCCTTATGAGTAGATAATTTCATTTAGTGATTTGACAAACCGCTTACCTTTGGCTGTCAATCTCACTAGCTTGCGCCTACGTTCGGCAGGGTCTTCGTAGGCTTCCACTAGCTTATGCCCTGCCTCTTTGCGCCTATTCCAGTCACCAAGATAAGCTACATTCCTGCTTATAGTTGACTGACTAAGCCCAAGTTCTACCGCTATGTCGTGCATCTTCAGAGGCAAAGGACTCTTTGCGACTTTCAATAGCACTGCCATAGCTTGTGCTTGCATCTCACCATCAATCTCACGAAACCTTTCTATAATCTTTAATAGAGATGACGCTGCTTGATGATGGTTTATCTGACTCTCCTCTAGTTTTATTATTGTTTCCATTTCCGTTTATTTTTTTAGGTTGGGTAACGGTCGGTGTGAATATAATCCTCATCACACCAATACAAATGAACAACTCTCCGCAACACCACTCGATGTCATAAATCTGGGTGTTGTCTCTCTTCCATTCGAAATAAAACTCACACAATCCAAATGGGCATTTAGCGTATCTATACAATTTGACTCCTTCTTCCATAAAGGTTAAATCAATAGGACAACTATTGCCCAAGTGCATAGGTATTGTCAAACTAAAAATCTGGGTCATGCCAACATGACATACCCATAGCCTGTAAGTTATACATGCGTTGCAGGGTAGAATCATCTGGTTTATCCCCAGTCTCAAACTCAATGTCAAATATCCTGTTACGCTCTAAGCGTATAGCTACCTCAATAGGTATGGTACGGACTGAGCCAACAGGATTAGCGACTAGCTTTGTCATTAGGCATTCTCCTCTAGTAGTTGGTACACATTACCGTCAACCCACTCAAGCCACCCTTGTTTCCAGTCACTTTGATTATAGTCAGACCAGTCATGTGAACGGTCACGATTAATTTCATTTAAGATTTCATCTATAGTCCAGTTAAGTATCTCACCAGTTTCTATATCTTGTATCTTGTAAGTTTTACCAAAGATGCGGTCAAAGTTTGCATCGAAGGCAGCTTTGTTGGTTGGTCTTTGTTTACTACCTTTACCCGACATTACTATTCTCCTTTAAGTATTTTCTATAGATTTGATTATATTCTTCACCACCACCTTCAACTAAAGCCTGTATCAAAGTTGCTGATGCTACGCCATTAGACCACACTTTATGGTCATCTGACCACATATAGTACCAGTCATGCTTCTGGCACATGATGTCAAACTCTTCGAGTGTTGGTAGTTTCATGATGTTATGTCCTGTTCAAACCCTGCAATATGCATTATATGTGCGGCATCGTCTACGCACTCAAACCAACAGTCTACTTGTTGGTCATCAAGTTCATCAAGTGTATCAAAAGTTATTCCGTATTGGTTCAGGAACATAAACTCTGCAATCTCGACTTCTTTTTCAACCCAATCGCTATTTGAAATCAACATGATTTTTCTCCTTTACTGTTTTAAGTGCTTGCTCAACATGATAAAGAGTATCGAATGTATAGTTCCCACCATTCAACACCCTATCCAATGTGTTTAAGTGTATGCCCGCAACATGAGCCAATTCTGCTCTGTTACGCCTTAACGCTTGGCATACTATATCAAACTCAATTTGTTTAAGTTTACTGGTCATCGTCATCACCTACGGAACATGATTCAAGATAGTCTCGCACTAGGTCATTCCGAAGTTGCATCGTCTCGCTTGGCGAGTGATTGCTTGCGGTAATAATCTCGCAGAACTCGTCGATTATCCTAGTGCGGTCTTTATTGTCTTTGATTAGTGTAAAATCGTATCGCTCAACCATTAAACCACCCCAACATGATTGGAATTACCGTATTCTTTTTGGCATTTTTTGCACAATTCATAGCCAGTTCGATAATGCCATTCATGCCAAGATAGCGTGATAGTAACGCCACAACATGCGCATTCTGTTCTATACATATTAGTCAATGCTTTATAGTCCATCGTTTAATACCTCTAATTTTAGTTTTAAGCTGTTTTAATTGGTTAGCTAATGGTTACCTATTAGTTAACACTAAAAAACCCACTAGAAATGAATCTAATGGGTTTGATGCTGTTTACTATGCCACCATCTCACTATAGATAGCGTCTGACTCGCCAAACTGTTCAGATTTTCGCTGTAACCAGTCTCGCACATGGTCAGTGTAATAACTTGATTCCCTATCCCAAAATCCTGTGCCATGACCATTACGCGATAACCAAAAATCATGTCCTGCTTGCGTGATGCTTTTATCTGACAGGTAGCACTCAGCATATACAAAAAATGCTAGGCACTCGATAATCTGCTCACGTTCCCAAACTTCACAAAAAGCTGTGGCGTTATCCTCAGTGAATCTCACGCACTCAAAATAGGCGTTGATGAATTCCTGCTCTTTTTTGGTTGGTTTAATAATCATTGTCTTATGCTCCCTAAAAGTTTTGGATTATGTAGCCATTGGTTTCTGTTTTGCGCCACCAAGTGAAATCACTTAGGCGTTCCTCTGTTTCTATGTGGTCATAGTTGTCTGTAAGTTCCTTGAAGGAATCGTACTCGCTAAAATCACAACATAGCGCAATCACATCTAGTTCTAACTCCTCGCCAGTGTCCTGTTCATATTCGTCTAGCATCTCAAACAGAGTCGTTAGTCCTTCATAGCTGAACTGATTCTCTCTGCCCATCTGTTTAAATGCTTGTTTAAAGTCATCAAAATATACTGTCTGTTTCATAATCAATCGCCTTAGTGGATAGTTAATAAAATATTAGTATGTACTGGATAGCCTAACCCAATGCTAGGCTATGCGCTACATACTATGCCTTAGTGGATACCTTGCAAGCTAAAAAATATCTGCAAGCCTATTAAAAGGAATTTTGCCAGTATAAACCCACCACTGGCTAAGATAATCCAACCTATTGTGTCGGCTATAGCTTGGTTTCGTTTTTCTCGTTTAATCATGTCCTGTTTAGCTTTATACATTATTGGTTCCCCTCAATGTTTAATAAGTTTATAGCGATTGTGTCGCATTGCTCTTGGATATAGTCCAAGTCAGTCTCTGTTACTTTCTTTAACTCATTTCTGCACGTTTCTATATGTTGCTGAGTTTCATATAGTGTTGTGGCCATCTCATTAATTAATGCTTTAGTTTTTAAGTAGCTGTTCATGTTGTTCACCTTTTGGTTGTTTGTTTGGTTAGGTGGCCGTCCGTGGCCCTTTGAGGATTAACACTAGCCACCATATAGAGTGCTAATGGTTTTACAATAGGCTTTGCGATGAAAGGGTAGTTATTTGCGGTGAATGGGACTAAAAGGCAAAAAAAGGGGAACTGAGGCACGGAAATAGTGCAACAAAAACACACACCCAAACTATAAAAGTTTAAGACTGGTGAATTTATTACACTATTTGATTAGTAACCGATGCTATATCGCCTACAAGTCGAGCATTATCAATGGTTCTAGGTGGTTTTTGTGGCAATTATTGTGGCACCACCCCACCCCATACCTGTTTTTTTGGTGCATTGGGTACCCCTATGGGGGTGCGCCCACGACCAGGATATACGATAGACCCCTCAGATTTTTCTACCAAAACCTTTTGCCCACCTAATGATACTCCTGACTCCCTATAAGCTCACCCATATACTCAGCTAACAGTTCTTCCTTAAGAACATCTAGCATCATATAGACTTCCTTGTGGTCAGCATTGGATGCCATCTTAATGTCACCCTCAGACTTACCTATAATGACAAAGGAATCAGAGTTGATTAATAGTTCAGTTAATTCATCCTCTATTGTAGGACGAATGTTAGTCACTTTAGCCACCATATAGGTACTCCTTAAGTTATCTATAGTTATCTTATAGTTTTATCTATAGAGAATAATACTTATACATCTCCTAAATAATCTTATTCCATAGACCTCTTTAGGTTATCTATAGTATCTATCTTCCTACCTTATATGGTGGGTATTAATTTATGTATTATAATCAACGTCTTAGGCTAACCCAATTATCTCTCTTTTGTGGTCTTCCTATAGAGCTTTCCATAAACTTATCTAGCTCTTCTTTCAGAAGGTCACTCTTATGGTCTTGGACAGCTTTGAGGATGTCTCTATCCATTGTCTCTACCCAGTAGCCCACGGCTATAGATAAGGCATCAAGTCTATCATCATGTATCAGGGAGCCTTTATCTCTAGTTAATCTAGTAAGTTGATAGAAAAGTTTATACTTAAGGTCTACCTCAGACTGATAATCCTGTAGGATAACCTTATCGTCTACCACTAGCCTATGTTGGTTTAGGATAGGCTCTAGGGTATCTATCATCCTTTTCTCTTTACTGGTGTTGTGTCTTACTTCTTCTATAGAGCATGGGTGTACCCTAGATAACACAGGCTTAATTAGCTGTGTAAACATACCGTCACCGAAGTTACTCTCTACGATAATCTTATTGACCTTCTGTTCCTTAGCTACCCTACAGAGAACCTCTAGGCTTTCATCTGCATAGCCATTCTGTAAGCCACCTGCTGCTGTTAGGTACAGTTGTCCCTTAAGCATCTTCACTACGGTGTATGCTGTCTCATCCTTACCCCTACCTGCGGGGTCAATAGACATCACTGAGCCATCCCATTTAGCTGTCTCGTTAGAGATATTCATGGGTGCTGCCCAATAGTCACCCTTCAGTCCAACATTAGGGAGTTGCTTAACGCTTTCTATCTGTTCTCTACCAGATGCCCACTGGACACTGACAGGGGCTTCAGACCAGCTACTAGGGCCAGACATAACCATAAAGTCATTTATCTTTAGAGGGTACTTATCTGCATCAGATAGAGATACATCAAGCATAAACTGTAGGGCAAAGCCTGACTTACCGTAGGATGCCTCACGTTCTATTAGGTCATCACTATCGAATCTCTCTGGGTCTGTAGGTTGTCCCTCTACGTCAGCCTCATCAGCCACTATAGGAGCTAGTTTATACCCCATAGCTGTCTTGAGTCTGTCATCAGGGTACCTAGCGGGCCATATACGGGTCTTATAGCCACGTTCGTCTAGCAGGTTATAGATAGACATCTCTGTTTGTGGAGTGCCTAAGAAGATGATTCTGCCCCCTGGTTTAAGGACAGCCTCAAATTCCTTAATGGTCTCTGCTAGTTTGTCTCTCATCATTTGTGTCATAGAGTTATTAGCTGACTCTACGTCATCGGCAATGATGATACCTGCACGAGACCCTGTAAGTTGTCCTGTGATACCTAGAGACTTCACAGAGGGTGCGTGAGAGGCTTTAGCGGGAGCTACGTCAAAGGATATCTTAGACATTCTTTGTCCATCTCTGGGCTTTAGGTGAGCCAGAATGGGCATCTCATGGATGAGGCGCAGGGTAAAGGTAGAGAAATCATCTGCCCGTGTCTTTGAAGCTGATACCACTAGTATGTTTTCTTGTGGATTTAACAGCAGTTGGTGACAGACAAAGGCAGATGTTATCCATGACTTACCAACGCCACGGAATGCTTCGATAACTATCCTGCGCTCATCAGCGTTCTGTAGGTAATCGCTTATGTCGTATTGTACTGGGGTAGGATTAGGTAGGTTTAAGTGCTTCCATGCTAAGTATAGAAAGTTTTTGAAGTCCAATATCTGTTTGTTTACTGCCACACATTACCCCTTTTTCTTAAAGCCGCCTTTCTTAGCTTTCATCTTTGCGTAAGTCTTAGGGTCAATCGTACTGTTTTTCTTAGAGCGACTGATGCCCTTCTTCTTTCTTATGTGCATGTTTCTATATAAAGACATAGTTATTCCTTATGATACCCCTAGAAGGCTCTGTAAGCCCTTCTAAGGCACTTTATGCTTGAATGTAATGGTAGGGTATAGGGACTACTGAAGAGGCGTTACATCCTCTGTAAAAGGTAAATCCTCTAGTAACTGTGCAAGAGCATTATCATCGGTAGGTATAGCCGTAACGTCATTGTCCTTGAGGAACTGACGGGCTACGTTTAGTTCTGCTGATTTACACTCAGGGTCTCTTATCTTCTCCAAGAGAACTGTAGCTAGTATCTCATGGAGTTCTTCTAGTTTAGAATCTCTCTTCATCTTATCTCTCCCGTTGAACGCCTTTGGCTTTCTCAAATGTTCTCATTGCGCCTAACCCAAGCATACCCATAAGCACAGGCATCATTTGTGTTAAATCAAGGATTGGCACCACAACCGTAGATTCAGCCAGAGCAAGCGCAAAGTTTGCCAGTGGGATAACCATAAAGTTGCTCGCCATGCCCAGGACACATACCCATCCCACAGCAGGCCTCCAGCCCGCAACAAAGAGGCTCTTATGTGCCGCTTCCGCCTTATTAACAGCAAGCTGTGCTTTCGCAAGCTCCTGTGCATGCCTCTCAGCCATCGTTGAAAGTTGAAATGCAATAGCATTCTTCTGGTCTTTATCCTCTATAAATTTGTCTAGTAATCCCGAAACGGGGCCGATTAGGTTCTTGATAATATCCATATATAAGTTATTCCTTGTCTGATGCACTCAGTACACGGTCAACCGTATCTCGTATATGACTTATGTTAGCGTCAATACGTGCTAGAGAAACCGCCTGTCCTTGTACGAGATTCTCTAGTTGTGATAATCGAGCTTCATGCTGTGTGACTTGTTTTTCATTTGCTTGAATATTTGAGTCTAACTCAGCAAAGAACCATACGAGTGCTATGGCTTGTGATGCTAAAGCAAACACAAATGTGAGTGGGACACTTTTATTTAAGTACCATGAATCTTTAGACATATAGTGTCCCCTTAAGGTAACGTAGCTAATTTAGTGTTTATTTGCGCTGTGGTGTAATCAATCTCATTATCAACCAGTGTTACTGTTGAGGTGATAGATGTGTCAGTAATAGTAGTTGGGTCAAAGGTTAAACTAGGGTCTAAGTATGCAATATTACCTGAGTACCCTTTTAGCCCAGCGAAATCATACTCATACGCTGCGTCTCCATACTTTGAGGATATAACAGGCTGTATTCCTGAGTCATAAAGTTTATCAGTACCAACAGCGTGGTCTCTAAAGTATTTCCTTAATTGTGCTGGAGTTGTGCTAGGGTATTTCTCTAAAACTAAACACGCCATTCCCCCTATATTTGGGCTGGCAAATGAAGTACCAAAACATGTATAGTAGCCGTTACTGCGTAAATCTAATGGTATATTAGTCCCTACAGCAGCGCAGTCTACTCTTGACCCCTTATTAGAGGACGGGGCAAGGTGTTCTTTTCCTCCAAAACCGTATGCAGTGCCAAATTTCGACTCTATATTAGCGCATACTATAGTGTCTCCTCCCATTATAGGAGAAGGGCGGGTATAAAACGTAGCGTCAAAATTAACTTGAGTTGGAGGGTTACTATATCTGTCAAGACTAGCTGCGCCTTTAGTCATAAAGTTATCGTAATCAGGGTGGCTAGAAAGATGGACGGGCATCCCATTATTTCCTGCCGCAGCAACATGGTGAACCCCTGCCGCAGTCATGTCTTCAATAGGTTCCACGTGTGACGCATAATTATCATTGGTACTGGGAGTGTCGCAATAAGTTATGATGTCTGCTGAAAGAGCATCTAAATTGTAGATGGAAGACCCGTAGGGTAATTGGTGTCTCCCCACTAGCGGCATCTCAGCAATATCATCATTGTCAAGTCCAAAGGCGGCCCATGCTCTGCCCTGTCTGTCTCCTCTGGTTTCAGGTACAGGCAGGTCACCTGCCCCTGCTGGATTAATTGTGGTGTAATCAACCCCCCTGTAATGGAGTCTATTAGTTGTCTCATACTGAAATGGGGAAAGCGATGCACTATAACCTATAGCAGAAACCACTATTGTAGGCCTACTGTTCCCTTTGTTTTGATGCCATAGACGTATAGCGTCCCAACTCCACTCTTCTGTTTGGTCTTGACCAGCAGCATTTACCATTTGGTCTCTAGGCCAAATATATATAGTAGCTCCCGTAGCCCACCCATAGGTGTTTGATGCACAGAGGTAGGCTACCGCTTCTGCGTGGTCATTTATGTCAGAGCCTGTCCTAGAGTAGTCTACAGTAGGTATGGTTGACATTCCTGATACTGTGTTCCACTGAAGCTGTTGGATTCGGGTGGCTCCCGATGTCATAAACTCTGGGTCTTGTAGGTCTAAAACACTTGCAAGATGTAGGATTAAATCTACCCCAGTACCGTCATAATTGTAGGTGTAGTTTGTGGTTACATCTGTGTCTGTACTTGTACTATTAGTAGCGGAAGTATGCCTTATTAAGCCATAATTAGCTTTAGTTACATTAGATGCGTTACCAGAACGTGTGACATACTCCCCTGATTGTAGGTATCTGTGATAAGTAACTGACCTAGTAGCGCAGTCAGATGCCGTTGCCCTAGCTTTCATTTCATTATAATCAACAACAAATTTTACATTTTGATTATTTTCTAGTGCTTCTTTTTGCACATCTGAAAGCTCTGCAAGCAATAGCTTAGGGCGGGCGGGATAATCGTATGTAATATTCCCTACTTCAGAGTAATATTCTGATTTATCTACCCCTTCTGCAAACGTAATTAAATATTCTTTAACCATTATAGACCGCCTAGTTTAGTATTCACCTGTGCAACTGTATCGTCTACAGTCTCTGTTGTTAGTACCTCTCCCGTAGAATCTACAAGTATTTCTCCGTCAGTGGACATAAAGTTAGCGTGTGGTGTTGTTGATGTAGGGCTGCTACTACCGCCACCACTGCTGCTACCGCCACCGCTACTTGACCCACCGCCACTACTTGTGCCGCCACCAGTTCCACCACCACTGCCTGAACCACCTGAACCACCAGAACCACTAGAAACCACTGAAGGGCCTGTAGATATGCAGTAGAGTATCCCTGCGTTGAATGGTCGGGTTTCGTCACCTGTTCTTGGGGTTCCTTGACCATTCACTACCATTGCCGATGCTTCGCCAGCTCTGCCAGAAGTAAAAGTGTTTGCACCGTTTGTGGTTGATGCTGTTGTTTCTGTAGAGCCATTAGAATTATAACCGAGTGTTATAGTGTGAGCATGGTTTTGCACTTGGTCATTCTCAAAGCTACCCACAGCTTGCCCAGCAAAGGCACTGCCGTTTGCCATGTTGCTTGTGCCATGAGAACCCGACCCCCGCAGGAAGGCTCCTCTGAGGTCAGGTAGCTTGAAGTGGGTTGTAGGGGTAGCTGCCGTCCCCCAGGTAGTCCCTATAGCTGCAAAGAGGTTAGCGTATGTTTCTTTAGATACATCTGAACCGTCACATGCTAGGTAACCTGTGGGAGCTGTAGTGTTACCAAAGGGTAAGATAAGACCTGCGGGAATTGCTGCTGCTGAGTTAAGGCTGGTGTTTATATCTGAAGTTACATTATCGAGGAAGTTTGCTTGGTTTGCTGCATCCCCTAAGTCTCTAGCTTTTGACATGTTGTGACTACCTCCTTCACAATTTTAATTACCAAGGTGTTCCTGTAAGTATGGTTGGTGATGCTTGTTCAGCAAGGTCAGCATCCAAGGCTGCTTCTAATGCTTCAAGGTCTATAACCCCACCTTTAACCCACTCAATTACAGATGCTTCTGTTAATTCAGCATAGGGTATATAGCCCTCATTAGTTGAATCAGGCACAAAGCTACATGAGCCGTAAGCAGAAGCCGTATTGTCTCCTGATGTTTTATTGACAGTCCAGTGTGCTGAGATAACGCCACCGTCTGTGTTTCTTTCAAGTTCTGCTATTGAAAATTTCATTTAGTTTTTCTCCAATTCTGCAACTCTGTTGCGTAATGTTTGTATTTCTTTAATTAAGGTTGGTACAAGTTTACTATAATCTACTGACATCATGTCATCTTCAGTCTCACCTTTAGTTACAGCTTCAGGTGCAACCTTATCTAACTCCTGTGCTATTACACCATAATCTTGATGCTGACCACCATCTTTCCAGTCAAACTGTCTAACTTGGATAGCATCAATCTTATCACCTGCATCCTCTGCATCTTTGATGTTTTCTTTCAGACGTTCATCAGATGTTGTGTTATATGATACGGTATTAGCGACAAGACTAATTGAACCTTTCTGCACTCCAGATAAACTCTTAAAACTTGCTAGATTTACAGTAGTTGTAGAACTGTCTGTATATGCTTCTACATTTATTCCTGCGCTTCCGAAATACCCCGAACCTAAAAACCTAGTGCCAGAGCCTGTAGAAACATAATAAGTTGATTCAGTTACACCGCCTACTCTTACCTTTGCACCATACGACCCTGCTGTAGTTTGCCCTACAAGAAGGCTACCAGTAGAGTCAACACGCATTCTTTCACCTGCGTTTACTCTGAAGGCGAGGTAGTTATAGTAGTTATTATAGGATATTGACCCTATATCATTATCAGCACTGGTACTGCCTGACGCTCCTTTACCAAAAAGGATTGAAGATGTCCCATAGTAAGCCGCACCCATTTGAAGCACTGCGCTTGATGCATCATCTAGGAATAAAGCTGCCCCTGAATTTGGGGCTACTCCAGATGCAGTGCTATATTTCTTTAGGTGCATTCTAGACAAAGGAGTAGTTGTACCCACACCAACATTACCGCTTTGGTCAATAGTCATGCGTTCGTTAGCAAGCGTATAGAACGCCATCGTGTCTACTGAATTTCTGTAATATATTCTACCAGAGTCTGCGTCAGCAGAATCACCAAAATTAATTCCTAAAGTAGATGTACTTCCACCACCTATTCCAATGAAATTACTTGATTGAGCGTCAAAGAATGCTGTAGTGCTTGGCGTAATGCTACAACCAGAACCTTGAGATGTGCCTTGAACGTGCAGTTTTGCAATTGGAACGGAGTCCCCTATACCTAAATAGCCTCCTGAGTTAAACCTAGCGTACTCTGTAGTCCCTGCATTGTTCTTAAAGACGGTGTCTCCATGTATACTGCCAGATAGGTAGAGGTCTTTGAAGCGATTATTAGATGCACCTAAGTTAATAGCGTTATCTCTATTAGCACCGCCACTACCACAAGGCGCAACCTCATCAGATGCGCTAGAAAACCTTAAACCTGCATCATCATCTTCAATGTATAAATTACCGCTTGTTGTACCAATAGACCCTACAGTTGTGCCGTTTTTTTGTAGGTTGACAATAGTGCCATCGTCAGTTTTTCTGTTGAAGTTTGCACAGCTACTTCCATCAACCGTTGCTAATAAATAACCATTACTTCTAGCTTCAAATCCTGCCACTGTACCGTCTGGTGAAGTCTTACCCACCAATAGGTTGCCTGATGAGTCTATGCGGAGTCGTTCAGTAGCTGCGTTGACATCATAAATATTGTAAGCACCGTTATGTGTGATGCCTACGGAATATGTATTAGCAGTGTTCTTTAATTTGAGTGTAGAAGCGTTTGCTGTTGTTGCCTCTACTATTAACTCATTACCACCAGAAGATGCTAGTCTAGCTGACCCTGCAACATCTAGCTTGTATGCAGGACTAGTAGTACCTATACCTACATTGCCGCCATTAGTAACCATTAAGTGCGCGTCACCTACCGAATTACGCACAGACAAGTTACCATCGTCTAGCCTAATGTCTTTTCTGCTAACATTATCTTTGAGGACTATTGCAGTTGCGTTATCTCCATGTAAGGTTAATACGCCTGTGTGTCCGCCAATGGAAACTGGACTACTAGTACCTATACCTACGTTGCCTGATGAGTCTATGCGTAGGCGTTCAGTAGAATTGCTATAGATATACCACTCATTACTTTCTAATGATATGTGATTATTACCAGTAGAACCGCTTTCTGCAAAAGACAGTCTAACTGCACTATCTGACGATTCTAATGTTGCGGCTATATCACTCGCACCACTATTGACGTGCAAACGCGAAGCAGGAGCAGTAGTACCTATACCTACGTTACCATCTGCTGTGATACGCATCTTTTCAGTATCGTTAGCATACAAACTCAGATTATTACCATTGACTCCATAACCATGTGCTGAAGCTGTAGTATTACTGTCAGATACTTGTATAAATGCAGTTCCATCAGTGCTTGTAAAAGTAGCTACTTTGTTGATTGTTCCTGAGTTGACATCTAGCCCATCAGCAGTCACTGTGCCAGTAACGTCTATACCTGTGGATGTTGTGGCTAGCTTGGTATCGTTGTCATATTTAAAGAAACAACTGCCATCGCTGTTTAGCGAGCCAAAGAACTCAGTGCCGTCTGGTTTTCCAAAAGCAACAGCATTTGACCTTATATATAAATTACCTGTCCCTACCTCATCGATATAACTGTGTGAGCCATCATGGTAAATCTCTAAGTCATCACTATCACCAAAGGTAGCCTTCACGTTATCCGCTAGGTCTACACCTGTAGCTGTACCGCCACCAGAAGCATTGATAGTCGTAGTTAATGTACCACCATCTTGCTGAGTAAGCGTTAGGGTAGAGCCAGTGTAATTAACTGCTGTTATTTTATCGTTGTATGCACTGTCCCAGTTACTAGAATTGTAGCCAGAAGCGGTTATACTTCCAGATGCGTTAATGTTGCCGTCAACATCCAGTGCTTCGGTAGGATTTAATACGTTTATACCAAAGTTACCGTTGGCTTTTAAACGTACCTTTTCGGTAGTGCCTGTAAGTAGCGACAGTTCTTCTCCTACAGCACCAACTAATGCGCCAGTACCAGATGCATTGTCTGCAAGACGTATGTACGCCCCAGAGTCTGTACTGTTAAAGCTGGCTATGATGTCATCTGTATCCCCGCTTACATGTAAAGAGTACCCAGGGTATGCTTCGCCAATCCCTACACGTCCATTATTTTGAATGCGGACGCTTTCACTACTATTTGTATAGAAAATCAAATCATCTGCATCAGCAGCAATACCTTGAACTTTACCAGAGGTAGTACCACTTGCGTTTAATTGTAAGTGCCCTTGACCAGTAGTACATGTAAGTGCAGCTACTGTAGATACATCATCTTCTACATCTAGAGCGTAGGCAGGAGCACGAAGGCCGTTGATAGCTACGGAACCTGTGAACCTAGTAGAGCCGTCAACATCTAAACCAAAGGCATCTACTTCTGCTATTGTAGTGCCAGAGGGCTGTCTAATGAGTTTAACGGCACTGTCTGTTCTTATGTCAGCAGTTGTAAAGCCAATCCCATCATTAGATGAAAATGTTATTTGCCCTGTACTAGAATTGTAAGCCCCTCCAGTAAAGCCGTCTCCTGTATCACCTTTAGGTACAGTTAAAACCCCTGTAGTGCTATTGTAAGAAACACTAGTGCCTTCTGCGCCTGTAGCTGTTGTTAAGCCAGTAATAGATGCGGCTGATGCTGCTGCATTTGTCTCTGAAGTAGCTGCATTTGTCTCTGAAGTTGCAGCGTTTGCCTCAGAAGTAGCAGCGTTTGACTCAGAAGTAGCAGCGTTTGACTCAGAAGTAGCAGCCGCACTTGCGCTTGAAGCTGCATTAGTAGCATTAGTTAGGGAGGAACCAATGGTATTACTGCCTGACAAATCAGCCGCCACTGTCCCAATACTAGCTACATGTGGAGCAACTGTATTGATGTCAGATACATTATTAATTATAGCTTCTACATTTGTGAGTGTTTGTGTGCCATAGCTAATTATGTCTATAATATCGCCATTTGTAGCGGCACTAGTTAGCTCTATGTTGTACCCATTAGTTGCTATAAAGTCTGTGCCTTCCTGAAGTTTTGCCCCATTAAGGAAAACATCTACAAAGCCAGCATCATACGCTGTTGGGAATATATGTGTACTCCCCCCATAAGCCCCTGAAGTTGTCCCTACAACATAAACAGTTCTTGCTGAAGCTGTGCTTAGTGCTGCTGTAGCATCTTGCCAGCCTGTACCGTTGTGTACCTTCATCCCCTTTGAAGTAGTGTCCCAATATAAGTCACCTTCCTCTACATCTGGAGATGAGGGAGCTGTAGCCGAAGAGCCGTAATAACGCTGATTCTGGTCAGCTAAAGCTGATTGTACATACTCTTTGTTTGCTGCATCTTTGTCACCTACAGGGTCAGCTACATTAACGACACGTACATTCTCTGCATCAAAAAGGTTGCTGTCATTCTTAACCATAGAGTCATTTGCAATATCGATAGACTCTTGAGCCATGAAGAAGCCCTGTGTGCTGTCAGTGTCCAGGTCAGATTCTCTGAACACAGCACCAGAGACGTAATCTACTAGCCTGTTGTGTTGACTAGTTGCCCTGCGGATGACGATAGCTGCATCAGTAGCGGGAGCAGTGTTGAACCTAATCTGACTATCAGTAACAAAGGTGTAATCTGATGTTAGATACTTAAGGATTCCATCTACTTTAACTACAATATCTGCTTTGTCCCTATAGGCAAATCCGATAGTAAACGTCTGTGTACTACCGTCACCTGTGAGTCTAGTAAGTGCATAAGACATAGTTTTTAATTCCCAATATTAAACGGTACATTGTCTGAAGAACGCTGTCCTGAAAGGGCGTTATTCTCTTTTTCAAGTACGCTTCTGCGTTGTTGTATTAAGTTACCTTCTTCATTAAGTAACTTGTTCATAGCAATCTCACGGTACTTATTTATGATGTTTCTAGTTTGCTTTTCAGCTATTCCTGCTGTGGATGCTGTACCCATAGGTAAGCCTTGAATACTGTGTAGAACATCTACCAGTCCTCTACCGCCTACTTTAGTTTCATGGGTATATCTCATCCATCTATCGTAGTAGCTTTCCTTGCCGTCTTTAGTTGGTTGAGTTCTAAGGTCTACATCGCCCATATACTTTTCGTACTTGTAGGAAGCCGTAAAGTGTGTGTTACCTACCTGAGCCAGTTTGTATAAGAACTGTTCTACCTCTAGTTCCTTCTCAGGTACGCCACGCTTACGTTCATCTACAGTAGCTGTATTGAAGTAGTATAGTCCCGCAGCAGGGTTACTAAGCGTTCTTGCTCTGCCTAGTGCAGTGTATTGCTTAGGTACTAATGGGTCATCAGGGTTGAATCTCTGTCTGATGAACTGCTCTAACGTAATGGGGTCACCAAGTACAGGACTATCAAGTAACTGCATCTTGTAGTATGTATTAGGTAAGAATGTCTGTACTTTCTGTCCGAAATACTTAAACAACTTCTCACCGCCATCCTCATCTTCTGATGCCTTGATAACTTTAATTACTTCATCGATACCTGATGTAAGGTTAGCGTCACGGATAGATTGGAAGATAGAAGCTACAGCAATCGATACAGATGCGTGTGTCTGTGCAATAAGGTCATCACTAACACGCTCACCTTGCTCTCTTCTGTATGCTAATGTCTCTGCTCTTTCCATAGCATTAACAAGTATTTTTATAGGCGTAGAGAAGGGGTCGAAGTTACGGTAGTTAAAGGTACTGCCATCACTAAATTTAATTGAGTATGGCTCCTGTCCTCCCGTGTTTTCTCCCTGTCTTCTTTGCTTATAGTTTGTACCCATAGCACCAGTAAGATTACCTGTGGCATACTGTGTAAACACATAGCCCGCTATGGCATAAGACATCATAGCTTCGCCCTGCGCTCTTGCTTGGCGCATAGTGCCATTATCACCTTTCAGGTCAGCAATGAATTTTGGACTAACTAAGTTAAGCCCTGGAGTCATTCTTATGCCTTCCTCAAATACACGCACAGGTGTACGGAAGAACAACTGCCCTGCTAAACGCATTACAGGGTGTTTGTTTACAAATGATTCGTACCCTCTTGCAGCACTTGAGGCAGCTCCTTTACCAGAGAAGTCTCGTTTGAAGAGAACATCTTGAACGTAGTTACGCCCCTCTTGGTCAGTAGCTTTGACAAAGGTAGATTCATTATTAGCGAGTTCCTTACTGACAAAGTTCTCTAGCTCTTTGTCTTTCAGTCCTCTTGAGATACCCTCTTGTAATAGAATGTCGATAGCAGTCTCTTCAGGTGCATAGGCTTTATCTAAGGCTTTCTGAGTTTGTGCTTTTACAAAGTCATCTAGCTCCTTACCTTTCAGCCCTTTAGCTACACCCTCTTCCATAGCCTTACCAGTAGCATTACCTACTGTGTAGCCTCTGTAATGAATGTTCTCAAAGAACGCATCGGTAGCAAGCAAGGCTCTAGGGAATAGTCTCAGCCAATGCCCTTTGTATTTCTTAGGGATAACATTGTACTCTTCTAAGAATCTAGCAGAGTCACCTGTCAGAATAGACTTCTCGTAACGCCATGCAGCCTTAGCCATCTTAGCTGCTGTAGGAATCATAGATGCCATAGCTGAATACTCAGCCACCATCTTCTTCCTAGACGTAGCAGTTAAACCATCCTGCATTAAGTTGTTAAGGAAAGGCTTATAAAGAGACTTAGCTAGTGATGGTACGGTGTTTACAATCAGAGTAGCTGGAGAGAATACGAAGCTAATCATCACCTCATTCATAACTCTGATAGGCTTATTGATAGCTTCGTAGATACCTGTACCAGTTAGACTTTCTTCCTTTATGACATCTTGCTTAAACTCATCTAACTTTACTTTCTTCTCATGCTTAAGTCTTAGGTACTCAGAAGTGTTACCAGCCTTTCTAGCTTCTTCTATCTGAGCATCAAACTTAGCAGTGACTTCACGCACTTCACGCTTCTGTAGTTTCTCTGCAAAGATAGCATCGAACTGACGTTCAGCTTCTGTACGGGTAAGCCCCTCAGCCATAAGGCTTTGGATTGTTTTGCCTCTTAGCGCACCTGTGTTCTCACCTGTTTGTCTAGCTCGTAAGCGTTGCCCTGTGATAGTAGACATAGCTACATCTAGTTCATCCAGAGGTGCAGTGACTTCTTCTATCTCATCGATTTGCTTCTGGATTGCTAGAGCTTCTTCGCCATCTAACTGCTTTTGCTTAAGACGTAAGTTATAAACCTTAACCTTAAGTGCAGATACTGTCTGGGTTGTAGCTATTTCAAGGAACTGTGCTTCCCCATCAGAGAGTTCTATCTTCTTCAGGTATTCTGCAAGTTCCTGTGGGTTCTTAGCAGAGGCTTCCTCAAGCATTTGTTTGAAGGGAGCTACAGACTCTACTAGCTCAGTTAAGTCCTGAGTGCCATCTGGACGTAATGATGCAGCTTTACCTGTAGGAACTGTACGCTTGATAGCTTGGATTACACCATTAAGGTTCTCTCGGATTCGCTCTCCTGTTGTTACTATCGGCTGTTTAGGAGCTACAGGCTCTTTAGGTGCTACAGGCTCTTTAGGTGCTACAGGAGCATCCTCTATCTTCTCTAAACGTACATGGTCTTTAGGGTTCCAAAAGATTTCAACCTTGTGTGAGTTAGTCCCAGTAAACCCTCCGCCTACATGGGTGTATCCTTGGAAACCTTTTTGCTCCAATAAGTACCTAAAGCTGTCAAACATCTCCTGTACTTCATCAGCAGGTATGCCCTCACCAGCAGACCAATCTCTTAGCTCATCGAAGGCATCCCGAACTGTAGGGTTAGGAGCCATATCTTGTAGCCAATCAGCCCCAAACTCAGTGGACTCACTTAACAACTCCAAGGCTTCGTCATCTAAAGGCTTATCAAGGTCATACAACTTTGCTTCATTAGTCTTGATAACTTTGTACTTAGTAGGGTTACCGCCTTTGCCTTTTTTACTGTACCCCCCTGCAACATCTAAAGCGTCAGTGGTGTAGAATCCCTGCCCATAAATGTTCATGCTAGAGTAGTAATCATGCCCTTCACCAAACTCCCCTAACTCTGTAGATGTGCCGTGGTATTGCTGTCCCTGCCCTCTAGTGTCAATAGGAGCAGGGGGAACAACCTCTGCAACAACTTCCTCAACAGGCTCTTCTACAACTACATCTTTTACTTCAGGCAAGTCATCAGCTAACTTAGCTTCATCAACAGTCTCAGCTATCTCTTTAGTAGACTTACCTGCATACTTGTTGACTATTGCGGTAACGCCAGTCCCTAAAGTAAACCCTGCCCCAACTCCGATAGCACCAGACTTAACTACTCTACCTACATCTATATCTTCACCAGATACAGCAGTCTCAACTACTTGTCTGTTTACATCATCAACTGCGGTATAGACACCTGCTTCTACACCCGCAATGATACCGCCTCTAGTTGAGCGTTTGAGTAATTCTTTTACACCTTGCTTACCTGCTTGTTTAGTCCCTTCCTTACCTAATAGGCCGAAACCAAATGTAGACAACCCCACATAGGTAGTAGGGTCTAGTAACACACCTTTAAAGAAACGCTTTGCTCCATTCCATGACACACCTAAATCATCATAGGATTCCATCATGTATAGAAAGGCTTTCTTCTGGTCTTCTGTAGCTCCAGAGATACGGTTAGCATCTACAGACATCTTAGGTAAGTTCCAGTTGAACCAGCCCATTGTCTCGATACCGTACCTAGCGTAGTCTTCTGGTGAACCTAAGCGTTCAGCATCTACACTGTTATTCATGTTGTAGATAACTTCAGATGCCTTCTGAAAGTTCACATCATTTACTAGGTCATTGTCGTACAGTGTTTCATCAGTGTCTTGGTAAGTAGCATTAAATCCTGATGGGGCTTGCTGCTGTAAGATAGCTGCACCAAACTTACCTGTAGTGCTTTGTTGTTGCTCTAAAGCATCACTAAACTTACCCATATAATTCACCTATTATTGTGTGAGTGTTTCAACTAGTTCTTCTATAATGGAACTACCAGTATCTTCTTCTTCTTCTGTAATAACTTCAAAGTTACCATCATCATTTATGTCACCGCCTAGGTACTTAGCTTTTGTACCATCAGCAGCAGTTATTATTGTACCTACTTCAAGTGTAGGCTGAGGTTCAGGCTGAGGTTCAGGCTGTGGACTAGAAGTGGGGAGACCTCGTATCTTATTCATACGCTTCTCAGTGATAGCTTCAGCTTCGTCATAGATAGCTCGTAATGCTCTACCTTCAGGCTTTGCATTGTTCTCTGTAGCGTACTCGACAATAAGGTCTAGCACTGTGGTGTCCCATAGGTCACGCACACGGCTCTCAAGAGAACGCCCTTCTAGCTTACCGCCTATATTAAGTATGGATGTGTCAATAGCTCTGGCTTCATCGCCAACTCTATTGTTGAACTCTGTGCTATGCTTAGAGGCAGCTATGAGGTCACTACCAGCCATAATGTTGTCTAGGTTGCCTCGTATAGCTTCCTTATCTTCCTCACGCATATCAGTGCTAGAAGCAAGTTCTGTAAGTACATCAGCCCTCTTAAGCTCACCTTTGATAGCTTTAACAACCAGGCTATCTTCGTATGTAGCAGCAAACTCCTGGCTTACATCTACATCAACATCAGCAGATGCTAGGGCAACTTCACCCATCTTATACATAGCAGCACCAAGCGCAGCGTCTTCACCAGTTAAGCTGTTGGCTTTAACCATGGCTGCTCTAATACCTGGCTTGTCGTTATTGAAAGATAGATTGTTAAATTTTACTTGAGCTTCATCTAGTGTCTGTTGGTTTTGTAGCTTTTTAAGTTGAGCATCATCTCTTAACTTTTGTAGGGATAAACCTGCAATAACTGGCGCAGCTTCGTTTAACTTTTGGTCAGTTACTTTTCCTTGTAGGTAGGGTATCTTTTGGATAAGATTAACAGCACCTGAATCTGGGTTATTCTTATTATAAGTAATTAGTGCATCTACTATAATTTGCTTATCTTCTGACTTACTAAATGGTGATGTTTCTTTAAGTGTATCATCTAAATCATTGATTAAAGTAACAGCAGATATTTGTCCATCATTAGTAGATAAATCATACTTATCCAGTATGTTAGAAATACTTGCTTGTGTATTAGTTTTAGATTGTTCTCTAGTAAACTTGTCTCGTTGTGAAGAGAATGTACTTCTCAGTTCTGTGATAGCTGCTACAGTTCCTGAGACAGCCCCTGACTGCACAAAGTCCATCCCCTCTGTCTTCTCTGAGGCTTCAGCAACAAGCCTTTCAAACTCCTTCTCTAAAGCCACTACATTGAATCTTAGGTCATTATCTAGCCCGTTGAGGTGTGCCTTAGTTTTTGAGTAGAAATCATTGTGGTGCTTGTCTTGGACAATCTTAGCGACCACTGTGTCTGATAGATGTGCATGGGTTTCGCCTAGCTTAACTGAGTCTAGGAACTCGCCTTCTTCTCCTTTAAATCTAGCTGCATACGTTGCTGCTTTCTCAGCATCTAACTTTTCTTTATCTGCCTTAGCCTGTGCAGCAGACTTCATCCCTGCCCTGCTTAATGTCCCTAGAGCATCTGCAAGCTGACCCGCAGAAGACTCTCTAGGCATACCAGGTGCGCCCGCATAGGCATCTACCATAGTAGCTGAAGGGGTAGCTACATTATCTAGCCCCTGTAAATCTTGTGTTGGTTGTCTACTCATGAGAACTTACTCCCCCACCATGCATCAAAGTCACTAGCTACACTAGTATCAGCTAACATTGGCCCAAAGCTCTGAGCAGCCATAGCTAACAGGTTGGGTTGTGCAGGAGGTGTAAGCCCTTGCATTCTAGCCACCATACCCTGTGCAGCCTTTGTAAACTGGTCATCTATGTTTGCCATACGGCTATCAAAGGACTGCTTCTGACGCACAGATATTTGCCCTTCTTGCCTTTTAATATTGTCTTTAATCCTGTCTACAGAGATGCCTGAAATGTTCGCTTCACCTGCTGAAACATTGGCAGATGCCTCAGCTTCCATAGACCTGCGTTGTAAATCTATGTTTGCTTGGGTGTAAGCTCTAGCTTCCTCATTAGTCCTCCGAATGAGTATCTCCCTGTCCAGGTTGATAGCAGCTAATGCACTTTCTCTGGCATACTGATTCTGTAGCTTCTGCATCTCTAACTGGCTGTACCCTGCTGCCACCTGGGAGCCAAACTGTAAGCCCGCCATTCCTGCTGCGAATGCGCTCATTGTTCAATCCTCTTTATCAAAAGGTAAAAGTCTTCTCCACCTTGGTTGTAGGTTCTATGTTTTAACACTTCAAACCCACACCACTCTAGCCATCTAATACTGCTTTTGTTGTCTTTATGTATAAGGTTATAGACGCTTTTAAAGCCTTTACATAAATCATCTATTGTAGGTTTACTAAGTTTTAATATGTCTCTTTTATGGTCTTTAGCTAACTCAGAAGTAAGCATCCATATCACACCGTTATTAGGGTCTTGTAAGCACTGAGATACACCACACATAAAAACTACATCTTTATCTTCAGTAACACCTGAATACACTTTAGCTTTAGGTAAATTAAATGCTTTAACTAAGCTGTTGTGTGGAGTGCTACCTGTAGCCTCTACTTCAAGTTTATCTATAGGACGTAAACGTGGAGCTAAGTTAATAGCATCACGGTGTAGTGCATCTACAATACTTAACATTATATTCTCTGAGACCTTATGTTGTAGAATCCTTCCCACTCAGCACTCTGGAAAGCGCAGGGTAAGAAACTATCTGATTTAATTTCTATAGTTACACGGTCATTCTTAGACTGGAGAGGGAACCTAAAGGTACCGTCATTAAGGACTACTTCCCCAATAACTGAACCTGCTTGGTTAAGAGTTACCCCTGAATACACATAATCATAGGTTTGCCTATGGTCAGGAGTTACCTCTATCTTGAAGAACCCAGTGTTCTCAAAGGCAACCCTCATGGTTCTCATTTGTAAACGCCCAGACTGTATAGACTGTGCGCCATCTTTCTCTCTCACATACTGTGGGGAAAACCCGTATGTCATTGTGTAAGGAATGCCCATAATAAATGAGCCACCTGAGTAGTCTCCTGAAATAGCTGCTGTGGTGTTAGTAGGTCTAGTTACCGTAATGTCAGCCCCTCTGTAGGCAGCCCACTGGTTAGTCCTAATGGCCTTTATTACACCAGAGTATGTGTAAGGGAGTGTCCAAGTAGTCGTATCTGTATTTGAGTCATAAGTGCCTGTAAGCTCTACTTTACGGTCAAGTCTTACACAATAATTTAACTCAGAGTCATCAATGTATTGTAAGTCTATTTTCTCAAGGACTGTCCCGTCTGAGTAACTAACAACTAAGAACATCTCACTTTCAACGATGTTAATGTCAAGTATAGTTGCCCCTGGAGCTAACTCCCAAGTAGACCAACTAGATTGTAGTTTTTGTTGCCCGTCACTAAACCACTTATAAACATACAGCTTGTTAGGTGTTTCTGCGGATAAAGCGGCTAGTATATTTTCATTACTAGAGCTTGCTAACTTAAAAATATTTTTTGGTAAATACTTAGGAACATGTGCAGTAACATCTAAAGCATCTGTTGTTATAGAATCTTCTTCAATATAATATTCATGTACACTAGAGAAGTTGCCTTTCTTAGAAACAAAGTAAAGGAAGTTACCTGCCCCTACTGGCGTTATAGACCCGTCATTTTCAAAGTCAGTACTAGGTACAACAGAGATAGTTCTAGGTGTTAAGTTACCTGTGTTTTCTATTTTAAATTGAGTATTAGATGAAAAGATTGTTAAGGAGTCATTAAATGTTACAGCCTGTTTTAATGGAGAAGATTTAGCACTACCTACTGTAACATCAATAGGGCCATCATCTAGTACAGTTGTAACTGTTTTAGGGAAGAACCTGAAGTAATCCCCTACTGCGCTCATTACTATATTTTCACCACTCAATAAACCTAGTCTGTTTTTGTAAAAGAACATGTTAGTGATGGGTGCGCCAACAAATGAAGGTTCAGGCGCAGAAAGCTCATCCCCTACTGTTCTTTCGCCTAGGTCGAGGCTAAATACATTATACGTTAAAGTTTGGTTAGTAACATTAATATGTCCCGATATTTCAAAAGGCATTGTGGCAGCATCAATTCTATTTTGCATTTGCACATTATTGTCGAATAAAGAATTTGGCCTTTTAGTCTCTTCATAGGTAGTAGTTGACTGCCCCGTTCCTGTACATTTTACATAGTAACTATCAAAGTTGTTATTTTGTGACCCTGCAATCTCATAATGCTGGTTAAGTGGTGATACCCCAGTCCCCCCACTACTAACTGGATGGCCGTCAGGTAAGTCACTAAAGTCGTTATACACTGTAGCACTTAAGCTAACAGGGCTATGAATTGGTGTGGGTTCCATTGCAACAGTTTTTGTTGTATTTAATACTAAAGTCCTTACCCCAAGCATTCTTAAATTTGAACTAAATGTAGGAGGGGCTTCATCTTGAAAGGATAAAAACTTTAGGTCTTCCGATGGATTCTCACACTCTAAGTAACTAGGCATTGTATTGCCAGGGATACCAGCCCCCCCAACATAGGTGTAAGTTAGAGAAGTACCATCATCTTTAAATATATAAAGTACTACATTATTAGCGTTGGTATTAGTAGGCTCTTTCCTTGCGATAAAGATATGTCTTTCATTATCACTAATACGCACTACATGTATAGCAGCGTTGCTTGTGGCATCACTTAGTATTTCTTGGATATGCTCTGTAGGTGGGCGTTTAATCAATCCATCAATTACTGATGACAGGGCATTAGTTTGAGTTTCTCCCTGTGTAACCTGACGTAAAGGAGCAGGTTGCTGACTAACCCCATTCAATAGGTTTGGTATGCTAGTAGATACTAATGCCATAATTGATTACCTTGTAGTTCTGCGAGGTACGCCTCTAGCTATAATTTTATAAGTGTCGTAGCTCCCTGTTAATATATTAGTATCTTCAGTTTGAGCTTCGGTTCTTTCAAATTCTATTAGTGCTTCTTGTTCATCTTGAGCAGTAAAACCTGCTAGTGTTTCTGAACCCATGAAGCGTGTTTGAAAACGCCTTGATGCTTTAGTCATCACATAACGTCTAACGTGCTGTGGTAAGTCATCAAAATCTAATAAGTAAACAATGTCTACAGTGATGTTTTCATCAAAGACAAACGTATGATTATCTCTGTCATAAAGTTTAGTACCACGTTGCACTACATCTCTATGTGCTGATACATCTGATGAGTCTACCTTTGCTGTGTTAGTAGGTAGGTTAATCTCGTTAGTAGATGAGTCTCTTGTCAGCTTTAGTTTCAAATCTGTATTGCAATGTAAACCTCTAGTCTGAATTGATATAGATGTCTGGTCTAAGACTTCCTGAGCCAATGAAGCATCAAGTAATGAAGGGTCATTCAAACTAGATACGGGAGCTTCACCAATGGCTGATAGCATTAAATTGACAGCTTCTAGTTCTGTAGTTGGTAGTGCCACGATAAGTCCTCATAAAGTAAAAAAAAGCGGAAGCCCAATTAAGGACTCCCGCTATAAGTTTTAAGCAGTCTGGATTTGAACAGCAGCTTCTGGACGTAGGACACCATGGCCCATAGCGTACTTAGCTACCATTAAAGTTCCTTGTCTGCGAATGTCGTACTCTGACTCTACAGCCAAATCCATCAACTTCACTGTACCAACAGCAGAAGTGTGAGCGATAAGAGCAGTAGTGTTAGCAGCGTTGACAGCTTGTGCGCTACCTGCGCCACCTGCATCAACACCAGTACCAGTAATGTTACCTGTAGGAAGATGTGGAGTCTTCACTAGGTTGATACCAGCAATCTGAACTACGTTACCGTTTGCAATCGAACCTTGACCGCTATAGTCAACATTGATTGCTTTAGAAGCGTTAGCAAGCAAGTAGTATTGCTCTGGCTTCAAGAAGGCAAAACGACCTTCAGATGGAACGTATGCGTCATCTAGTGCTTCAGCAGCATCAAAGATTGAACCAATCAATGAGTCAGCGTTAGTGTTAGAATCAGCGTCAGTGATGATTGTGCCTGAAGCGTAACCTGAGTCACCTACGTTAGCAGATGCAGCAGCAGCCTGAGCCATAGTCTGTAGAACGTGCTTGTCCATTTGGAAAGCAAGCGCACGACCCATCTCAGATGAATAAACTGAACGCACATCGTAGTGGTTCTTAGCTTCTTCAATGTTAGAGATGAAGTGGCTAGACAGGAGAAGGTCATTAATAGTAATAACTTTCTCGTTGTGGTTGATGTCTGTACCTGTGATTTCAGCACCAGGCGTGTGATACGCTGCGCTTGAACGACCCATAACTGGGAACTGTGCAGACTTGCCGTTAGCAATGGTGCGAACCATTTGCTTGTCAGCAGTTACTGTAGCTTGTTCAAAAGAAGTAAGAACCTCTCCTGAGAACTGTTTTAGGAATAGAGCGTCAGATGCACCTGCATTGTTTACCTGACCGATTCCTGATGGGCTTGCATTAGCCATAATAATATCCTTTAAAATAAATTAAGTTAGTAAATTAAATAACCGATAATTCGCTAATCCTTACTTCACTTGAAAGGGTGTTCACCTCGGTGAGCCTTACTGTTTTTTGGGGATGTATTGAATTGATTAACAGCCTAGAAAGGCTGGTTAAAGTGTGCTTCGTGAGAGCTTTTTCTGGACTGCGTCTCTGAAGGCGGGGTCTTTCTTATACTCAGTGGTTCCCATATCCTTGGTAACCTGCGCCCAGCTATTATAAGTATCTACAGAGGCAGAGGCTTTACCACCTAACAATGTAGGTTCTGCACCACCGTTATCCCTGTATCTTGATACTAATCCATCAATAGCTAGTCTTGCCTGAGATGTGTTACCTGAACTGATAGCATCATTAAAAGCATCTATCTCACTATCAGCCATGTTGTCGGATGCCCATTCGAGCATACCTTTGTAAGACTCTTCACCACCAGCGAACTCAAATATCTCGTTAGTGTATTCAGTAGCCTTAGCTTTTTGCCCATCAACATAAGCATCTACCATTTCTTTTGGTATGCCCCTGCTTTCAAGGTCTTTGTAGGTGTCCTCAGAGAGTTCACCGTTCTCTGCAAATTCCGTTTGCATTGAATCAAAGTCTAGCCCTGCGTTTTCTACAGCTTCTCTAGCTTCTGAAGCACTTTCAGTTTGGTCTGACGATACTTCATTACTAGCTTCTGTTTCTTTAGCTGTAGCTGCTTCTTGACGAGACTGAGTGTATTGCTTTTCCAGTTCGCTATACGCTTTAGAGAGGTCTTCACCAGACTTAAACTTTTCTGGTAACCACTCTGGACGAGCTTCTTGAGGTTGCTCCACTGGAGCTTCAGAGCCTGTAACATTTCCTTCTACCTGTACTTGTTCAACCATTAGCTTTTCCCTCGCTGAATAATATTGCCTCTAGCGTTCTGATACTTCACGCCTAATTCAGCAGCTTCCATTCCAGGCCACTTAGGATACTCAACCTTCTTTTCTTTCTTAGGTGTTGCATCCTTCGGGTTATCTTTCTTTAAAGTCATTTTGGGTGTTGTTGCCATTATTTATTGTACCTATTGTTGCTGTATATTAGCCTTCACAACTTCTGGTATAGCTTTGCTGGCTACATCTTGCATAGTCTGTTGTTGCATCTGCTCCTGCATAGCTTGTTGTTGAGCTTCCATCTCAGCTTGTAGTTCCTGTTCAGTCTTAATCAGACCTATCGTATCTATCCCATGACCAGTAGCTAATCGAGTTACTAGGTCACCGAAGTTGACACGTTGTATTGTCTCAGGAGAAACCTGAGCTAATGACACAAGGTCAGTGATATAAGTGCGTAGTTTATTTAAGTCGTTTCCTCTGCCAAGTGCTTCCACACCAGTAACAATAACTGGGGTGACAGTACCTTTAGGTAGCTTAGGAATCTTCTTAGTTGCAGACATTCTCTTCATCAGTATGTTGACGAGAGGTAGTTGCATTTCTTGACTCAGAACAGAGTAGACACCACCTAATGCGGATTCTAACTCTTGAGCCATAAAGCGTATCTCTTCAGCAGTTACTCTCTCAGCATTGCGCTGAATCGCTGTGTTCAAAAGAAACGCATAGGAAAGTCTTTCTTCAATTCGTTGAACGGTATCAAGTACCACACGCATGTCAGGGTACTTCTCTGTCTGTAGTACACTAACATCGTTAGGGTCACCTAGTATTACATCACCGTTATCTGCTTTGGCTAGGTCAGTTCTTCGGACACTTGCGTTAGGGCGCACCATAAACACTAGTTTAGCACTAGCTGCTGCGGAGCTAACCAATGCTTCCGTCAATCCCTCAAGGGACTTCAGGTCTCCTAGATACTCTTCCACGAAAGAGCGACCATAGTCTTCGCCATCAAGGTGTACCATACGTAAGGCAAGCCAAGGCATGAGGTCTTTCTTATATCTACCCTCAGAACCTGGGACTACATGCCCTTCAACTTCTTGATAAACTTCGTATATATCAGAGTTTACTCTGTATACTTTTGTGTATAACTTAAGGTCTTCATCACCTGTGTAGTCAATACCTTCTATACCTTCTGGCAATGCTCTGGGTGACACAGACTCTTCTAATACTACTTCTAGTAACTCCCCGTCAGGCGCACGTTTTACAACAAAGCTCGACATAGGGAAGACACGCAGTCCTCCTTTCTTTGGAAGGTGTACTAATACATTACCGCTTACAATCAAGTGCTTAAGTGCTTCAAAGAAGTTTACCCGTAAGGCTCTGTTCTCTATCTCACCCATCACTTCTCTTTCGATACCAGCAAGACCCTGTTCAATCTCTGCTCGTAACTCACCTTCACCATCTAGTTCAGCTTTGGTTTTACTATCCATTGCTAAACGGAAGAAAGGCGAGTTAGGTGGGAGAAGTAATAGCATTAGCTTAGAGGCTAAGTTGTTGACACCTCTAGCCCCAATGCTTTGAAACGGTTGGTAAAGGTCAGTAGCGGAGCTAAAGCCTTCAGGAGTTATCAAAGAAGGGAGTGTTAATTCAGCACACTCTCTAGCTCTATCAAGATAAATCTCCCTGTCTGCTGCTAGTTTGTGGTAACGCTTGGCGCAGGAAGTAATCTCATTCATAACTTATTCCTATTATTTAGGTATGTTTAGTCCCGTGGATGTTGAGCCACCTGTGCCTACAGAGTTATACCCAGTACCCATGCCACCGCTTTTCTTAACCTTTAGTGAAGCTAAACGCTTGGTACCGCTTTTCTGGGTTGCGTTACGTAAAAGCGTAGGGGTTGCTCTAGCCGCAGCACTCTCTGCATCAAACTTAGCTTGCTGTTCTTTTCTCTGACGTTCTGCCTCTTCAGCTTGCTTTCTCATCTGCTCGCGCTGCTTACTTCCTTGATGGTCTGCAATACCTGCGCTTACAACAGTACTGCCAATAATAGCTAATGATATGGGGTCACACATGGTAAAATCCTCTGGTTTAGTTAGGGTCTTCTTCCCGTCTTTTCAACTCTAACAGCCAGTTGATTACAGACCTTTGTCCTGCTCTAAACCATATTTCTTTCTCTGACCACTCTAATCGAGCAGACAGTTCAGGAAACACTTGGTCTAGCATAGCTAGTGTCTCATCAACACTGACGGGTAAACTTTCAATTTGTTTGTTTGTTGACATTTCAAGTCCTCTTATATGGTGGGTATTAATTGTCTTCTTCGCGTTCTAAGAACTTTTCTAGGTTAGCCATAGCTCGCCAAGCTACCTGCGCCCAGTCTTCATCAATAACGTGTCGCATCATGGCATCTAACTCATCGCCTGATTTAGCCCTGTCCCAATGTAAAGTTTCAGGGGTCTGCCCATGTTGAATACCACCAATCATAGAGACTCTTGCTACCTCTGTAATTGCTCTAGGGAAATACTTAACAAAACCTGTGTAAGCTGGGATAGTTTTCCTAGTCTGTGCATCTTTAGGTAACTTGAACTTCTTTACAGGTTGAAAGTCTTGCTTGATTGGGGACACATTCTTAGCTGCGTTTGCTGCTGTTTCTTTCCAATCGCTTGTTACTTTGTCCCACTCTTGGGGTGTCATATCATCTATGGAGTCCATAATATTGGTTCCTTTGTTTGTGTGTTGTAATCAGATGCTCTTAGTATTCTAGCTAACCTAGCTTGTACCAAGGCTTCCTCTTCAGTTTGACCAGCCTTTTCATAGGCTTTGACTACGGCTTCCCATGTAGGGTCTTTGCTCAGGATGTCAGTGGCTCTCTTGTCACCAATACCTTTACAACCTTTGTAGCCATCAGTGGCATCACCCACTAGGGTTTGATATAGATGGTAGTAATCTGCATATTCCTCAGATATTTCTTCCATCTCTGCGGCTCTCCATAACAAACCTGGGATTGTCTTCATGTCCTTGTCTTCAGAAACAATGACTGTCTCTTCGTACTTTCCAGACGTAGCAAGTATGCCCATCACATCGTCACCTTCTAACCCAGGCATCTCGATAGATTCATACTCAGACTCAAGCCAAGTCTTTACTCCCTTATAGCAAGTGGGCTTACGCTTCCCTTTCCTATTATGTTTATAGTCAGGGTAGATAGCCTTCCTGAAGTTATCCTTGTCAGAAAATGTAAATACAAAGTCATCTGCTGCGGTAGCCTCAACCAAGTGGTCAAGGTACTGTAGGATTAACTGCTTGGCTTCCTTAGCGTCAGACCAGAGCGACCAGACATCGTCACCCCAGTCCACCTCTTGCTCTACTGTACTGGAGTAGCGATAGGCTACTATGTCTCCATCAATCAGTAGTGTTCTCTTCATTAGTTGCCTCCGTGGATAGCTGTTTATAAATTTTTAGCGTGTCAGTTGAGAATAACTTAGAAAGGTTGACGAGGTACATCTTAGATGCCCAGTGGTCACCGCCTTTAACAATGCGATGGTTGTCTAGTTTCTCTACAATCTTCTTCAAGTTCTCTACTTCAAAGACCAAGGTACAGTAAACATCATCACCAACTGCTAAGTTATGAAACCAGTAGTCAGCTTCCGTTGCATTGATGCCTGATGGTTTACCATAAGATTCAAACTCGATTGCTATGTTTCCTGTCTTAGTCCACATACCTCTCTCTGTTTTAACTTCAACCTTCTTACCTTGTAGCATTTCTAGCACTCTGTCTTCGTGCATCTGACCGTATGCTAAATCTAAATCAAACTTCTTCCTGTTCTTCTTAGTGGGTCTCAGCCCAGTTGTCTCCGATGTTGTATTCTCCATCGAGGGGGCATCGGATGCTGAAGGCATCTCCTGCTCGTTTGATACATTCAACTGCGAGTTTTCCAATTTCATCTGCCATGTCTTCCCTTGTCTCTAGCTGTATTTCATCATGCACCCATGCTACTTGCTGGCATGACTCTCTCAATCCTTGTTCTATCAATGCGTAGTTAAACTCAACCATCCACTGCTTACATATCAAAGCACCCGCAGACTGTAGTAATACATTAAGTGCTGAGTGAGGTGACCTTACCTTCAAGTGTCTGCCATCCAGTCCTACTATGTATCCTCTTTCTGCTGCTTTCTGAACCCTCTCAATAAGCGTGGCTAATGCAGGGAGCTTTGCTAGGAATCTCTTTTTCAAGACAGTACCTTCCTTTGCTCCCTTACCTACAATCTCACCTAGCTTTCCTACACCTGCTCCATAGAGAAACCCATAGATAAATGTCTTAGCTTGTGAGCGTTCAGCTAAACCTGCTGCTTCTTGGTTTGCTGTGTGTATATCACCATTCACTACTACCTCACCGTAAGCACCACCGTCATACCTAGCCATGTAATGAGCTAAACATCTAAGCTCTAGGCCAGACACATCGACACCTACTAGCTTCATGCCTTTAGGTACTGTGAATAGTTCTCTACATTCTCTGCCATAGGGCGCACCACAGGACGGAACCTGTGCCACGTTAGGGTATGCGTGTGTCGCTCTCCCTGTGACGGCTCCGTTCGTATTACAAGACCCGTGGATACGCCCCCCTCGCTCTACCTTGAGCCATGCTTGGCTTCCATCACCTAGTTGCCCCAACCTCTTTATGAGGGTGTAGTATTCAACCAGTATCTTTGCCTCTGGATAAGGCAACTTAGATAAAGTCATCTCGTCAACTTTAGGCTTACCGTCATTAGTAAAGTCGGTAGGCTTCCAGCCCCTGAGTGTCTTCAGTCTGTCAGCTACATGGTCTCTGCTACCTGGGTTAAACTGGACTGTCTTAACTTTGTAGGTGGGTACACCTTTCTCATACCCTAGCTTCTTGTTGTTGACCTTGGGGGTGAACGGAGTTCTTACCTCCCAGTCAGGGAATGTTTCTTTAAGCTCAGTCTCCAGTTCCAGTTTTCTTGCTGATAGTTTCGCATATAACTTAGCAGCACTCTCTGTGTCAAAGGCAAAGCCAGCAACTTCCTGTTCATGTATAATTTCTGCAACTTCATGTTCTAATTCTAAGGCTTGTCGTGAATAATTTTTGACAGCTATCTTTTCATATAGCGTGTAAGTGACCTCAACATCCTGAAAGCAGTACTCCAACATCTCATCAGAGTATTCTTCCCAACCACCATCGTAGTCACCCTTGTAATTACCTAAGCGGTGACCCCATGCAGCTAGGCTATGGCTTCCTATTAGCTTTCTAGGAAAGTCTGTTCTGGTGAAGTCGGCTTGCTTGATGTCAGCCCAGATGAGCCTAGTGCAAACCAAGGTATCAAACACTTCTCCTTTCGGATTGAAAGTACCTAGCTTCTTTAGAACAGGGATGTCGTACTTAATAATGTTATGACCGATAATCATGTCGGCCTTCTCTAACTTAGGGATGCCCTCAGTCCAGATACCTCTACCTGTGTATCCAAGGGATTGCCCTGTGTCGATGTCCTTGATAACTAAACAATGTATCTTAGTGACATCATCGAGAAGACCGTCAGTCTCTAGGTCGAATATATAACTAGGCATTATACTCCTCCCACTTATGTATAAAGATGGGTGTTTGCTCGCCTACATAAGCACCGCACACGTTAAAATCCATGTACTCCACAGCCATCTCATAGTCCATTTCAGCTTGCTGCATTAGTATGTCCACACACTGCTCATAAGAATAAGCAAGGCATGGCTTGTTACCTATGCGTTCAGCCACCCCGATGATTGCTAAATCAAAACCATCGGCTTGTATCAAGGTGTCGTAATCATCTTCTTCAGAACTCATCTTCTACCTCCAAATCTGTTTCAATCCAAACCTTAGCTCCGCAAGACAAAGGCTTGTCAGGTGAATACACGACCTTACAAACAACTTCGCCATCCTTAATAATCTTTGCGGAGTTGGCTTTTCTGTTTTGCTTGTAGTCTTTAATAGTAAGAACAGGCAGGTC